GTGATCAAGGCCACCGTCACCGGCATCCCGGATCTGAAGGCCGCGCTGGCCAACGTGAGCGCGCAGCTGCGCCGCCGCATCCTGCGCAACGCCCTGGCCGCCGGCGCCCGCGTGGTGCGCGACGACGCGCGCAGCCGCGCCCCCGTCATCTCGGCCGCGGCGCGGCCCGTGCGGCAGGGCATCCGCAAGCCGGGCACCGTCAAGCAGGCCATCGTGGTGCGCACCAGCAAGCAGGCCCGGCGCGAGGGCAAGGTGGGCGTGTTCGTGAACGTGCGCCCGGCCAAGGCGGGCAGCCGCGGCGCGCGCAACCCCAACGACCCCTTCTACTGGCGCTTCCTCGAGTTCGGCACGCGCTTCTACAGGCCCGGCGCCGGCGCCCAGTTCCTGCAGCGCGCGGCCGACCGCCTGCCCCAGGCGCTGCAGGTGTTCATCGCCCAGGCCGGCCGGCAGATCGCCAAGCTCAACAACCCCGGCGGAAAGGCCCAGCCGTGAGCGCCGAGACCGACTTCCGTGCCCTGCTGCTGGCCTATCCAGGCCTGGCGGCACTCGTGGGCACACGCATCAGCGAAAACGCCGTGCCGCAGGGCACGCCGCTGCCCTACGTGGCCTTCGCCGCGCGGCACGAGCGCACCCACAACCTGCTGGGCGAGCTCATGGCCGACCGCGCCGAGTTCACCACCCAGTGCTGGGGCCGCAACGCCGCCGAGGCGGCGGCCGTGGCCGCGCAGGTGACGCTGGCCGTGCAGGCGGCGGATCCCGCACGCGGCGCCGTCGTGCTCAGCACCGAAAGCGCCTACGACCCGGCCACCGAGTCCGACGCAACCATCCTCACCGTGGAGTGGTGGGCGCTGTAGCGCCGCCGCACCCAGCCCGCATTCACCCACCAGCGGCCCGCCCGGCATCCAGCCGGCGCGGGCCGCATCGCTTTCATCAACCCGCCGGCCGCCGCGCCGGCAACGTCAAAGGAGCACACCATGCCCAATGTCAAAGGGCGCGGCATCCGCGTCGAGATCGCCGCCACCTTCGGTACCGCCAAGGTGGTCACCGCCGTCACCAAGGCCAACCCCGGCGTGGCCACCAGCACGGCCCACGCCATGGCCAACAACACCGTGGGCTACTTCGACAACGTGGCCGGCATGGTGCAGCTCGAGAAGCAGGCCTGCCGGCTCAAGAACGTCACGGCCAACACGTTCGATCTGCAGGGCCTGAACACCACGCAGTACAGCGACTTCGTCAGCGGCAACTTCATCAACGTGCTCACCTGGCAGACGCTGGCCGAGGCCACCAGCTACCGCTTCGGCGGCGGCTCGGCCGAGAAGCTCAACGCCACGCGCCTGATCGACATCGTCACGCAGGAGGAGCTGGGCAACCTGCCGGCCGACGCGCTGAACCTGGGCCTGCTGGCGCAGGACACGCCCAGCGCCGCCATGCAGCTGTTCGAGAGCGCGGTGCAGACGCAGGGCATCTGCATCGTGCGCATCACGCTGGGCAACGGCGCGGTGCGCGTGTGCACCATCGAGCCCGGCCTGCCGGGTGAAGACGTGCAGCAGGGCCAGCTCGGCACCGGCAGCGTTGACGGTGCCGTCAAGGGCCTGGTGCTCAAGCTGGCGGCCTGACGCATGGCCGGCAACAACGGCAGGCCCTCCGGGGCCTTCGACCCCGTCGACCACGTGGCGCGGCGCCTGCGCGAGCAGCGCCTGCGCTGGGTGGACGTGGGCGACGGCCGCCAGGTGCAGATCCTGGTGCTGCGCGAGACGGAGATGCTGCGCCTGCTGCGCGAGCCGCTGGCCGACATCGTGGTGGACGCCGCGGTGGACTGGAAGGGCTTCACCGAGGCCAAGCTCTTCGGCGCGCACGACGGCGCGGCCGACGAGATCCCCTTCCGTGCAGACGTCTGGGAGGCGGTGGCGCGCGACAGCTTCGAGATCGTGGAGCGCGTCGGCAAGGTCATCAAAGACCACGCCGAGGCCGTGATGGAGCAAAGGGCCGCCGCAAAAAAAGCCTGATCGCCCTCCTCGACGAGCGGGCCGATGACGACGGCTCCGACGTGGAGGGCGCCGAGCTGCAGCAGCCCGACGCCGACGAGACCGTGGCCATCGCCGTGTTCAACGCGCTGAAGAACGGCCAGGGCGGCATCGACTGGGCGGGCCTGCCCGCGATGCTGGAGTGGTTCGGCGTGGCCGACGTGGCCGGGCTGCTGCAGCGCCTGCTGGTGATCAAGAGCTACCGCAAGCCCGCCGAGCGCGGCGAGGCCGCGGCATGAGGAGCACGCCATGAGCCAAGGCCTGGCCACACTGAGCATCAACCTCGAAACCCGCCTGGCCAACATGCAGGCGGGCTTCGACAAGGCCGCGCGGCTGGCCGAGAAGAACGCGGCCGAGGTGGAGGCGCGCTACAACCGGCTGGCCGCTGTGGTCAGCGGCGTGGGCGCGGCGTTCGCTGGAGCCTTTGGCGGCGCTGCGTTGGTGCAGTTCTTCCGAACCACCGTCAATGGCCTGGACGCGCTCAACGACCTGGCCGACGCCACCGGCAGCACCATCGAGAACATCTCGGCGCTCGAGGATATTGCTGCGCGCACGGGCACCACCTTCGACACCGTGCGGTCGGCGCTCGTGCGCTTCAACGCCGAGCTGGCAACCGCAAGGGAGGGCAGCCAAACTGCAGAGATCCTGCGGCGCATCGGCCTGAGTGCTGAAGAGCTGCGTCGGCTGGACCCTGCCGAGGCCCTACGCCGCACCGCGGTGGCGTTGGCGCAGTTCGCCGACGACGGGGACAAGGCGCGAGCTATTCAGGCCTTGTTCGGCAAGAGCGTGGGCGAAGTGGCCCCGCTCTTGAAGGACTTGGCCGAGGCGGGGCAGCTGAACGCAACCGTCACAGCAAAGCAGGCCCAGGAGGCAGAGGCATTCAACCGCCAGCTTTCGGAGCTGGGCAAGAACCTGAGCGACTCTGCGCGTGGCATCACTTCAGAGTTGCTGCCCGCGCTCAACGGGCTCCTGGAGAAGTTCAACCAACTGCGCAACTTCGATCTTCTGAACGTGGCAGACACCCTGGAGGTGCTTGCCGAGAAGTCCCTCTTCGATGCGGCGGAGAGCGCGGCCTTCTATGCGAAGGAGCTGGAGAATCTGCAGCGCCAGTACCAGATCGTGGCGACCACGACGCAGGGGGTGGCGCGCCGTGGTGGCCTGATTGACTTGGCCAAAGAGATTGAGCGCGTCGAGCGCCTGCGCGATCTGTTCCGGCAGTTTGCGAGGGAAGACCTGCCGCAAGCCAGCTACTCCAACGAGGGCCGGCAGCGTGGCATCGGCGTGTTGCCCGATCCGACCAAGCCGGCGGGCCGCCCTGCTGCTCGCTCCACCGAGTTGGTGGGCCCGGTGCTTGATCCCGTTACCGAGGCCGCGCTTCGGAGGCTGGAGGCCACGGACACCGCCCGCATTGCGCGCCTGCGCGACGAGCTCGCCCGGCTTATCGCCGTCGGTGGCGACGTAAACACCGGCAAGCAAGGCGAGGCGCTGCGCAAGATCCGGGAAGAGATCGCGCGGCTTGACCCCGAGCAGGTCAAGCTGGCGGCCAACCGGCAGCGGCTCAACGAGCTGTTGGCCAACACGCCCAGCGGCCAGCTTGGCGGCGTCCTCACCGACATCCAACTGATCAACGGCGCCTTCGACGACGGCCGCATCACGGTGGAGCAGTGGGCCGAGGTCATCCGCAGCACCACAGCGCGACTGCCCCAGGAAACTGAGCGCGCGCTCGAGGAGCTGAGCGAGTTCACGCTGCAGTTCCAGCGCAACGTGCAGAACGTGCTCGGCGACAACATCGCCAGCGCGCTGCAGGGCGACTTCGACAGCATCGAAGACGCCTGGAAGACCATGCTGCTGAACATGATCGCCCAGGCCACGGCGGCGGATCTGTCCAAGCGCCTGTTCGGCGCCGACGGCCGCGGCGGCTGGCTGGGTGATCTGGCCGGGCTCTTCGGCGGCGCCTTTGCCAAAGGCGGCGCCTTCAGCCAGGGCCAGCCCATCACGGCCTTCGCCGACGGCGGCGTGCTCACGCGGCCCACGTTCTTCGGCATGGGCGGTGGCCGCATGGGCGTGGCCGGCGAGGCGGGCTACGAGGGCATCCTGCCCCTGCGCCGCGGCCCCGGTGGGCGCCTGGGTGTGGAGGCTTACGGGGGTGGCGGCGGCGGCAACCTCACCATCAACGTGGCCGCGGGCATGACCCGCGGCGAGACGGTGGCGGCCATCCAGGTGGCCATGCAGCAGGTCGAAGCCCGCGTCATGTCCAACCTGCGCGTTGCCCGGGTGCTCTGACCATGCCGACGATCGACTGGCCCGAGGCCCTCATTCCCCAGACCGCGCAGCTGGCCCTGCGCAAGGCTGGCACGCAGTTCGCCAGCCCCTTCAACGGCACCTTGCAGGCCTTGGAGTTCATCGCCGAGCGCTGGACGTTGAGCGCCAGCCTGGCCCAGATGTCCGCCCGCAACCCGCGCGGCGTCGACGCCTTCTGCAACCGCCTGGCCGGCGGCGTCGAGCGCGTGCGCGTGTGGGCCTTCCATCGGCCCGTGCCGATGGGCACAGCCCGCGGCACCATGCAGCTGTCGTCTGCGGCAGGCCGTGGGGCAAAGCAGCTGCAGCTGTCGGGAGTTCGTGCGGGCTCCAACCTCTTGCGCAGGCTGTCGCTGC